AGAGTTGGCTAGTTGATTTATCTTTTTAAGTATGCCTTCCATCCCCCGCAATGCAAAGTTTTTAGCTTGAGTCCAAATATCCGACCATGTGAGAGGCAAAGTTTTAAACTTGGCATTTATATCATCTCCAGCACTAAACAAAGCATTTTTTATTATATCTGCCGTTATTTTCCCTTTTGCTCCTAATTCTTTCAATTCACCAACTGACACATTCATATATTTAGCTATAGCTTGAGCTACCATTGGAGCATTTTCCATTACAGAACGAAATTCATCTCCCTGAAGTTTTCCAGCTGCCATAGCTTGAGTAAGTTGATACATTGCACTTGTTGCTTCTACTGCATCTGCTCCTGACACCTTGAATGCCTTTTGCATAAGATTTGTGAACTGAACAATTTCATTAGTATTATTAAAAGCATCTTTTGCAAGTAAACCTAGTTTTGCTACTTGATTCATGCTATCTGTATAAGCAACTTTTGCGTCATTTGCTGATTGATAAATCTGTTTTTTTAATTGCTCAGGTGCATCTGTTACTAGATTTAATCTAGCCGTTATCTGTGCATTTTGATCAGATGCTTCCAATAATTGTTTTGCACCCATAACACCTGCTATTGCTGCACCTACCTGCATCATTTTTTTCTTTATTGTATCAACAATACCTGGTGTCTTACTCAGGTTATCATTTACCCCTTTACTGTCACCTTTCATTTTCTGGAGTTCGTTATCAGCCAATGCTAATTGTTGCCTTGCTGTAGTCAAATTAGCAGTATTAATATTCATAGATTTTCCATCAAGACTGGATAAACTATTTACTGTTGCACTTATTGCATTATTTATTGCTGTAAATGTCTGTGTCATTCTGTCATTTAAGATTATACTGTTTTGTATTGTAGCCATATTTCCCACCTCCTAACGTCTTCTGCGACCAGCTTTTCTCTTAGATTCCTTTTCTGCTTCTTTTTCTCTTTTTATTTTTAAATCAATACAGGCCATAATAAATCCTTTTTCATAAATATCCATTTCTGCAAATTCACTTGGCCGTATTTTAAGTTTATGAAGGCAATAGTAAGCGTAGTTATACTCTGCCACATTTGCCTCAATTAGTTTTTTGCTTCTTCTTTAATGTCCTCTATATTAATATCCCAACCATTTATTTTTTGAACTTCTTGAAGTAATGACGAGTATTCTCCTGGAAGCAACATTGCATTTATTAATTCTTTTGAATCCATTACTCCCCAAGAATCTTGTAATTCTTTATCGTTTAAATCAGGATAAACTAATGATTTCAAAACTAAATCCATATAGTATCCTTGGGTATCTGTTTCTGGCACAAATACACCTTTAGCTTTTTTAACTTGTCTTGTATTTTGTTTTCTTAAAATATCATCCATTTCATTTGAAATAGGTTTTATCTCAAATTTTACAAAATTTCCTTGATCATCCTTGAATCTTTTTGAAATTTCCACTTCCTGATTTTCCACAGGTATTGTATTCTGTTTTAAAAAAAATTTTAAATCTTTCATTATTAAATATCCTCCTAAATTATTTTAAAAGGGAGTTTTTGACTCCCTATCTATTCATTCCATCAAGCTGCTTAAATTTATCTACAAGTTTCCAATCTTCAAACGTGAAATCAAACTCATCTTCCAAATAGTCAGCATCCGTATCAAACTGTGCAATAATTCCACCATCTAAATTACAGTCAATCAACATTATTGTCTGTTTATCCACGCTAGCCGTCGGATCTTCATTTACAATTTGCATATCAAAATACAAGTCTTTACCAGTTCTTGTATACTCCTGCAATACTTCTCTAAATATAGACGTATTAAAATGGAAAGTAGCACTTCCAGTTCCTTTCCATCCTGCCGCTTTATTCCCTTTCCCAGTTTTACCTAAGATTGGAACTTCAACCTTATTCTTTTCCATTTCTGCTTTTACATTTATAGCCTGCATAAAATTAAATCTTTTGCCCTCAATCGTAACAAAACACTTAGCAAGACTTCCAGATATAGCATCCTTACCTTTCATTATTGCTGTATCAGCCATTTATTCCCACACTCCTTTATCTTTTATTGTACGATTACATTCATATAAAGTTTTTCCATAGCTACAACAGGTTTTATATTAGTTGTAACTAGTACACTTTCCTTAGTTTCGCCCTCAACTACTGTGATATCTGTTTCTTCATTGAAATCTTTTATTGCTCTCAAATCTTCCAATGTTTCATGATGTTTTGAAATATCACGTTTCAAATCATTCCTATCATATTCAGTATTGTTAGATGAACCCAAATAAGTTTTATTAAAAATTGTTGCAACATCAGTAGCAATTTGGTCTAAGGTTCTCATCACTTGAGCAAATGAGAAGTCTACATTTTTTCTTTTTATGAACGAAACAAACGAATTAATATCTTTCAGAACTCTTATTTCATCTCCTGTTTTATGGAATATAAAATACCCTGCTTTTACAGCTAATTCTAATTCTGTTTGTGTTTCTTCCACTTCGAGCTTAAAATCACCATTATATTTTTGATTTGTCAAACTTCTATTAACAGCACAATACGCTTCTGCTCCACCAACCCAGTAAACTGCTGAATTTTCAGGGAAATCAGAATCCAATGTTTTAGTTTTAACATTAATCACACCTTCATAATCTGGATCAGTAGCACGATAAACTACACATACAAATTTAGCACCAACTTTGTCTCTCATTCTCTTAGTGTATTGAACATATAAATCTTTTATTGTTTTTTCATTTGAAGTACAAACTAGAACATTGATAAAATATTTGTCAATCTTATCTAAAAATTTTTGATGTGATGCACCTGTCACAGTTCCATTTGTCCCACCTGTCATAGGTGTTCCCGCCGTTACAGCAAGTGTTGCGTCCGATTTAAAAATTACAAAGTCATTAGTTTTCAAATCTTGAGCAGCAGCTACAGTCTGAACATCTACTTTTTCTGAGTCAACAAAAGTAGTAACATCAAAAAGCGAAGTGTTATCAACATTAGCTTGGATTGATATCTTTATATCATTTCCTCTCTCTCCTGTATATCTCGCACTACCGAAAGCATTTGTTGCTTTAGCTCCACCTGTATTTAATTTATAAATATATCCAGTTTGAGTATATTTAAAGAAATCTCTTAATCCTTTTAATTTATCACTGTCATAGGAATGGCCAAAATACTTAGTAGAATATTCAATAAAATCTCCATTTTCTACTTTGAATATTTCTTCATCAATCCCCCAATCAAGTTCAACTCCAATCGCAGCATATCCTCTATCCGAAAATACAAGTTCAGCTCTTTCTTTACTTACAAAATTAATATACGTACCTGGTAAAACTTTATTTTGTACTAGCCAAGTACCGCCACCATAAGCCATTATTTAACCTCCCTACTTAAAAAATCTTCTAATTTTTTCTCAATTTCTGATAAAGTATATTCTTTATCATCTTCTAGTAAAACGTTTAATAAATCTGCTCTGTTTTTATATTTATCAGAACTTATAATCTGACTTTTTACAAATTTAGTTTCTTCTGATTTATTTTCAACATTTTCTTTTTTTATCTGTATCTTATTTTCAGTACTATTAATATCTGTCATACTAATCCTCCTTCAATCCATTATTTACATCTAGTTTTTTCATCTTAGGTTTTTCCTCGTCTAATTTATAAATAAACATTTCGTATGTAACGAAGAAATGCAATACTTTATCTTCTTCCCTAGAATTTCTATCAATTCCCCGAATAAGTGTACTATCATCAAGTTCAATATACTCAAGTACCGAATAAAGTTTATCTAACACCTCGAATATTTCTTCTGAACTTTTCTTCTTAGGAAAATATACAATATCGAACAAATAACTTCTCAAATACCTATTTCCAATAATCTGCTTTTCACCAGGATTCAATAAGTCGATAAAAAAGCAAGGCTCTTCAAAACCTTGCTCAAGTTCTTCTTTGTGAATATCTATTCCATTAAAACTTTTTGAAAGTTTTAATCCGATTCCATTTACAATTTCATTTAACATCTATCCTCCTAACTTTTTAAGCCATTCGGTAATCTTCTTCTCAATAACAGCCGGAGCTTGCCTTTTTAATTCATCTTCAGAAATAGTAAGCATAAACTTACCTTTTACCCAAGACTTTTTTAATCTCTTCCCAATAGCAGGAACAAATCTTCCTGGAGTTTGTCTATGTCCAAATTCAACATAGCTTGCGTATTCTGTAGAGTTTGAAACTTCTATTTCATAATTACCGCCATTTTTTCTCACATCGGAAACAGTCCAATTTCTTCTTAAAGTTCCACCTTGACCACCATAGGTTTTAGAGATTGTTTTACCATCTTTTTTATATGAAACGGTCTTAGTTTTCAAAACTCTGGCTTTACCCTTTTTATCATAGATAGTATCGCCTTTTTTTATACCTTTTTTCTTATTATTTCTCTTGTAAGTAGCAACTCCAAAATTAGGAGAACTTACAGGAGTTCTTTTAATTACTTTACGTAACAATCTCGCAGCCAGTTCTTTTATAGTATCAATCATCAACTGCTCTTTTTCCTTTTCCATATTCTCAATTGTTTTTTGAAACTCTTTCAGACCATCAAACTGTACTTTTATTTTTGAACTTGCCATTATGCTTTCTCCTGCTCTAATTCAAGTATAATCTCCTGATGATTAGTGTACATTGCAGAAATTCCACTGTGTTTATATGTTCTTGTCACATTGTTTTGAGTTACTTCAATCATACTCCCTGGAGGAATATAAACTTCAGGGGAAACGAAAAGAGTGACAACTTGAGACACATTCGCTCCCAATTCCGTTTGGTCTGCTTGGTTAACATTTTCAAAACTTAAATGACAAGGTTCATCTTTATATATTTCTATTTTTTCAGAGGTCACTATACCATACTTATTTTTAGACTTCTCATTTTTATAAACCGTGCATAGCCCACTCCACATAGACTTTATTGCATCTTTTGCACTTTTTAAAATATCACTTACCATACCAGCCTCCTAAATCTTAGTATTTCTTCTTCTCCATAAGTTAAAAGATTCGTTAAATATACTTCAAATTTATCTCCTGTGCTTTTAGTATCATCGAAAACTACTTTAGTTTTTCCTTCACTTATCTCTTTCGCTATACGGTTAAAATTCAATCCTAGTATATTAAGCTGATTTAATTTTAATTTGAAATCAAGAAACTCTGCCGCACTTCTATTTATCCAGACATATTTTAATCCTTCGGGAACTTTCTTTTGGTTAGTTTTATTACAGATGTAATACTTTACTGTCTGAATGGAATTGTCTAATAAAAATAAGTCACCATCTACAACTTCGTAACCCAGCGACTTTAAATATTTTTCTACATCTTCCTTGATGTCTATGATATAATCCATGGCTACCACCTATTTTTTAGTTTTCTTAGTTTTTTCTTCAGAATCAATGCTTTCTTCATCTACTTTGTATCCGTGATCCTTAAACCACTCAATCAAATACAGGTTATCTGTTTCTCCAACCCCATTTACAAAAGTTACTCCAGCACTACTTCCTGAATAGTTTTCATTTGGTGCGTATATTTTAACAGCCATACAAAATCCTCCTATTTAACCTTGATTTTTCTGAAAATTCCTGCAGCTTTCGTAGCTTTTAATGCAACTGCCGCAACCATTTCCACTTCACCTGTTTTTACTGCACCAGCCGTTTTATAGTCAGGTAACCACGATTTGATTAAAGCGTTTCCTGTAGGTGCAACTCCGTGAAATCCATCCATACCAAATCTTACAGCGTATAAAGAAGTTTCCCCTTGTCCATTTATTGTTGAAACTGGGTCATTAGTTCCTGCTTTAGTTCCCAAGTCAACAAACGGAATTACTCCGTATCTTTCAACCTGCTGTCCAAATTCATTCATTGTAACAGTGTATTGGGCTGAACGTCTTGCACAGGCTCTTAATCTGGCAATCAGTTTTGTGTTCCCAGCTAACATTGATGGTGTTCCATCTAGCCCCATTAAAAACTCGTCTAACAAGTCTAAAAACAGTTTGTAGTTTGTGTCTACCGCTGCTGAGTCTGATAAGTCAATTGCTGCTGTTGGTATAAATTCAGTTGTACTTCCTGTAACTGCTTTTTCTAATCCGTCAAACGCTTTCGCATTTACTCCTGAATCCCCATTGATAACCGTGTCATTAAATAACGCTGATGCCGCTTTAATTTTTTGAGTCATTTGCAATTGAACTTCTGAAACAATTCCACCCATATCTGCAATAATTCTATCAATCTGGAATGATCCCCCAAAGATTTTCAAGTCTACATTATGTCTCTCTTTAGAAACTTCCGCAGGTGTGTACTCCTGATTGACTTCCCTGAAGTCAGCAGTTGGTTGAGTTTTCAACCTTGTATAACCATAAGTCATTGTAGTTCCTCCACCAGTAGGCGAAACCACGTTGTCAAATGGTATGTTACTCATAATAAAATTACTTTTTGCAAATTCATCGATTACTCCAATCTGCAAATCATCCTGTACGTTCTTTTTAGCTTCTGCTAATGTTATTGGCATATAAGCCACCTCCTATTATTCATTTTTATTTACCATCAGTCTTGCCATTATGGCGTCTCCTAATGATTTTGTTTGGTTTGCACCTTCTGTACCTGTATTCCCTTCTCCAGGTTTAACTCCTGAAAAGTTAGGCTCCTTCGGTTTTGATTCCGCTGTTTTAAATAACATTTTGCTGTCTTCAGCAGTTTTCAAAGCTTCTATCTGTTCATTAATACCAATCAGAACTTCTCCATCCAGTTTAATTCTACCCATGTCAAGTAAAGCCTTAACTGCTTTAATATTAATCGCATTTGAACTCAGCAAAGTGTTGTCGATTGCACTTTCCAGTTTAAATTTAGCAAGTTCAGCG